GATGTAGAGCAGATCGCTTCTGATGATCCCAGTCTTGCTTGGGTCTCGGAGAGCGAATGAAGGATGAAACGTGGGAATACTGATGAAGAAGTAGTTCTTAGGGTTAGGCAGAGGGATCCCCCGTCGTGCTGAGATCTTGGACTTGCTCTTCCCCTCAATCCGTTCTAAGGCTACATTCCCCATTGGGACAACAACCTTAGGATTGATCAACTTGATCACAGTCTCCAGATTATCGAAGCAGCAAGCCATCTCTTCCTTCGTAGGCTCCCGGTTACTCCCCACAGAATCCGTTGGGCGACAGAACACGGGATTTGTGATGTAGTAAGACTCAGAATCGAACCCTACTTCATCGAGCAAGGAGTTGAACAACCTCCCTGCCTTACCCATGAATGGAGCTCCCTCAATGACTTCCTGGGCTCCAGGAGCTTCCCCAAGGAAAATGACCTTTGCCTTCAAGCTCCCACGCCCGGTCACATTACGACGTGAAGAACGGTTCAAGGTACACTCCTCGCACCGCTTGAAAGGGAAATCGACTTTAGGGACGTTTACATTAGCCACGAGGACCGAAGGACTCCTTTCGTCTTTTCTCTCGGGCTTCTACAACCGACTTCAACTCTTCTTCTCTCTGCTTGACCACTTGACTAACCTTCATATCGACAACCGCAACAACCTCATCGAAGGTCTTGCTGAACTCCGCTTGGAAATGGTTACTCCCATCGAAGTCACGTTCCACTTCTCCCTGAGCTCGGAAGAACTCCATATTCCCCAAGTTCTTCGTCGTCCCGTATGAAACCCGAAGCTTGAATGGGTTATTCTTAGCCAACTTTCTCTCCTGGACAAAGAGCCTTAAGGATCTCCAAGGCCTTCTTTTCAGTCTCCTTCTCTACGGCTTCAGAAATGGTATCGCATACTGAACAGCTCGTATGTCTCAGACCATACTCGTCACCATCACTCTCTTTGTCTGTCTCAAGCTTTATCTCGTGACCTGCTTGAGCAGCCGCTACTGCATGACGAAAACAGAGATAACAATCACTCGTCTCGTCATGGATCAGAGTTTCTAGTCTAATACTCATAGTCTACCAGAAGAATCAACCTGGCGACCTCTGATATAGACTTCACCGACAACCTTCCCTTCGGGAACTTCGATCCAATCAAAAGAAACTATACTATCCAGACCCTCGAACGTCCCTCGTTTTACATACTGATCTAAAACAATCCCCGCTTTGGCGAAGAGACCAATGATCCGCTCAACTGACTCCTTAGTTCCGTAGTCTCGGAGATAGCAGACTCGCTTGATCCCAGAGGCCAGGATGATCTTGGTGCACTGGTAGCAAGGATAGTCAGTCGTGTAGAGGACAGATCCATCGATTGGAACTCCAGCTCGAGCAGCCCAGACCACAGCATTGAGCTCAGCATGGAGTGTGGAGATGCAATGTCCAGTCTTATCCACGGTGCACCCAATGTCATCGCAGTGGGGCATTCCCTTGGGATTCCCGTTCCATCCAGTAGAGATGATCCGTCCATCCTTGACTAAGACCGCACCCACTTTCAAATGGGTGCAAGTCCCCATCCGCATCAACTCCTTCGCGATGTTAAGGAAGACCTGATCCTTCAGGAGATCACGGTCGAGCTTAGGAGCCTCTTTCTTCTTCAAGACTTACCTCCTATCCAATGAGCACCGGCCTCAATACACTCGGAACAACTCAAAGCCTCGGGATGTTCCTTAATAAATCTAGCTTCGGCCTGCTCCTCCGTTTCACCTTCACGAATCACAGGCATGTGATGAACTGACTCCATGTGCTTGACCAATTCTTCCTCATCCTGAGGAAGCGAATTAAGATCACTCCCCCTCAACCCCCTCTGAGCAATACAGATCTTGCAAGCAATAGCCATCAGAATATGTTCCTTCCTTCTACATCTTTTTTGTACAGATGGAGACTCCCCGCGAACATCGTGAATGAACCAGACTTGACACCAATCTTCTGGGCCACATGTTCCATCATCGTGATTGCCAACCATACATCGTACGGGAAGTGAGTCATCAAATCCGTGCTCCGCATCACATAGATGATATGGAGCTTCCCCTCCCTGATCAGGAACTGGTAGGACAGGGAACAAGGGACCCGGAAGACCCCGAGCTTGGGGACATCCAATGGACCCTCGTAGATGGTCATCACAGCCTGCCGGGTGTTGGGGTGTTTCTTGAGCTCCTCAATGATCATCGGGAGTTGTGTCCTGAACCGCTCACAATAGGTATAAGAGAACCGCCCCTCACCCTTCTTGAGAAATTCTTCCCAGACACCCCCCCTAAGGGTCCAAGCGCTTCCGGGATTGATCCACTCAGGGGAAACGCGTTCCGCGAACTCACGAATAGCCCACTTGAGATCAAGCCCCCGGAACTCGAGCATCGCGTCCTTGTCACCACCATCCACAATCCGGAAGGAGTACCCCATGATCTCCTTGGTCTCAAACGATGGGTCATCCGCGATGTTCTTGTCCTGCATTGTTTCGGTATGGCAACGAATACCCATCTCGAACAAGTCCCGTTCTACCTCCCGGATCATCTCACAACAACTCTGAAAGATCCTCATCATCTCCTCCTCAATAGTAAGACCGGATTCGGAATTTATTCACTTCCGATTTCTTGAAGTAGATCTCAGTGAATGACTCGGCATCCATCCCGGTATGAGAACAACAGTGAATGAACTTCATCCAACTCTCCAAGAGCAGCTTCCTGAAATATGGAAGATCAGTCGGGACCTGAGTCTGCTTCCAAGCCTTGTTCCGAAGAACATTGGCTGAAATCCCCAACTGATAGATAAACTCCCAGACCTTCTCTCTATAATGACCAACTCCTGAAGCGACAGAAACACTCCGGAATTGATCCTCTAATGTCCCCGGGATGTCCTTCCGGTCGATCCCGGAGAGGATGAACAACTCCACAAGGAAGTGGATTGCATCTGAAATCTCTTCGACGAAGTGATCCTGAGCGTTCCGGCACTCATAGGCTTCGGCCAGTTCCTCAGTGACCCTCCACATGAAGTCCCGGACCCATTTCTGTCCAAGGGCAGTATCCAATGGAAGAGGGGGGACTCCGTACGGCATCCCCTCGATCTCCCGGTACTTTAAGAGCAACTCCATCTGACGATCGAAGATCGCTTGGAGTTTATCCCCTACTACATTCGCAGCCTGCACATCAGTTACGTTCATTATTCCGACTTCCTACCTTTCTCCTGATGATTTGTGAACAGGAGGCTTCTTCCCCTCCATGACCCTGTCCCAATGGTTATCCATGAATTTCATGAAATACGCCCCGACCCAAAAGATAACAAAAATGATCAAAAAGCAAAACAGCAAGACCAAGACAATCCCGACGAATGTCCCCAGAATCAAACCAATCATGTGTTGAAAATCCATACTCTATCCAATCAGTAAGGCCTATATTCCCAGAAGATCAACTGACGTTTCTTCATACCAACTGGAACTCTATAATAAGACCATTCGATGACCACTCCCCTCCGAGGGAACTGGACAGCTTCTGGAATAACAATATCCCAAGGTTCACCTTGAGCCCTCCACCACGAAACCCGCATCTTCCGGTCAAGATCGTGGGCTCTCCTGTCAAGATCTCGTACAGTTCCAGGACCCTTGATTGCCTCAACGTAGACCTCCTCCCCATCGGGATCAACAACGAGATTCCCACACCAGAGAGTATCATTAGGATCTACTGGCTTCGCGAGCATCACATGGTACTGGTCAACTATCTTCGGGAATAATTCCATCAACTCGGGAATTTGACGGTTAGGATAGTGGGGGCACTTGAAGTTCTTAGACTCATCATCACTGTACGTCCGGATGCTACCACGTTCACAATCCTTGAAGAACTCCCCCACTATACGAAGATCAACAAGTGCTCCACGCCGGATATAGAGAATCTCCGGGGTATTGAATCCCAGGACCTGGAACTCTTTTATCCGTTCGTACTTCCCCATCCTACCTCCGTTTGCCTTTCTTGTTCTTCTTTCTCATTTCTAGTTCTCCTAAATTCTAAGGGGGGAAGCCAAGTGGTGGTTGCCCAAACCTAAACATCTCCATGGTTACCGCAGGCACTACGGACTCAGCCTCCCCCCTGACAGTATAATTATACCACAAATCTCTCAAACCTCCCCTTCTGCCATGCATGACGATATAAAGTCAGGAGATCCAACAATGCTCTTGTAGATTTCGACCGCCTTCTTGCGTGGACCGAATGGACTCTTTGCATGCTTCCCCTTGATGACATTATCCAGAGCGGTCATGCACTTCTTGGCAAAGCACCCGTCAGGATCTGCGAACTTGTAGTTAGGTCTCAGCACCGTGTAGATAGGAAACCACAGGGCCGATACATAGATCGAGGGGAAATGAAAGACAACTCGGTCAACAGCATCCAACATCTCCGGGCCGATCAACTCCATGAACAAAGAGTCAAGGAAATAGATGTCAGCAACAAACCTTCGAAGAAGTTCTGTCGTCCTGTAGAACACATGGATCTCTGTGTGCTTCTGCCCTTTGTCCTGGATGAACCCCTGGACAACGAAAGACAGCATACAGTTCCCCGTGGTGTCAGATCGCTTCTTATCAGCGAACTGAAATGGAATGGCAAAAGCCTTGGCCTTCCCCCCCTTGGACTTCAACTTCAATCTCTCTCTGAACTTCTCACCGAGCTCTTCATCATAGTAGAAGAAACGCAGTCTGCTCATCTTGGAAGAAGTGTACCCCAACAGATTAGTCTTCGGAAGATCCCCAATGGTCCACTTAGAAAGAGAGAAATCAACTCCGAAAATGACTCTCCTCTGTGAATCAAAGCAACTGAACAACCAATGATCTGGAGAACAGTACATCCGTTCGGCCATTGTTCTCCAGAATCCCCCGATGGAAGTCACAGGAACAATGAACTTCGTGTCTTCTGATCCTCTGCAAGAAAAACTCCCTTGTATTGCGGTCTCCATGATTCCTCCTAAAAACAGTAAGGGGGAGAGGCTTTTCCTCTCCCCCTTCGGTGGACTAGCTTCGGCCTAATGGAATCACTTCCCGAAGACCACCGTGAGCTTGCCGGAGTCTTCGTTCTTGGTGAACTTCCATCCCCGCTTCTTCATCTTGGAGATGCAGGAGCGGATGCGGGCCGCGGCGTTGTCGGTCTCGGCTCCCGACTTCTCCATGGCATTGATCATGGTCTCCGTGGTCCCGCCGGCCTTCACGATCCCGAAGGCCTTGTGCAGTGCGGAGGTCTCCCTGAAGGGATTCTCCCCAGGAGCGGGCTTGGCCTTGGCGGTTTTCTTGGCCACCGGCTTCTTGGCCACCGGGGCTTTCTTCACAGCGGCCTTCTTGGCCACCGGCTTCTTGGGCTCCGAGTGAGAAGCCGCGGGGGCAGCACCCTCTCCAGCTTGCAGATCTTTCATCTTTTCTTCTCCTTGAATGGGTTCTTTCTTCTCCGTCCCGGCAATGACAGCACTTCCTGTCCTTGGTCCGAATAACGCCGCCTTCTTGCTGTCCACCTGTTTCACCTCCTTTGTTTTGAATGATGTGCCTTCATCCAATATTATACCACGAATTGACGTTTTGTCAAACGACTTTTTTTCAGATTCAGAAATTGACGAAATGACTTTCAGCAATGGACCCTTGAGTCGGCGATAGGCTTTCTTTCCGGGTTTCTTCCCATACTTCCCCATATAGGGACGAAGATGGAGTTCCTTCTCGATCTCCTCAAAGGAATACCCATTCAACCGGAGACCGAAGATCATCCTGACCTCTTCGCTCCCCAGCTTGTTCAAGATCACCTTGACGTAGTCATGGAACTCATAATCGACCATCGGGTCCCGAGCAACAGGGACCACATTGCTGATTGCCTCGTCCAAGGAAACCGTGCCCACCTCGTTCCGCTTCTGGCGAGAGAACCCCTTGACTTCCTTGAGAAAACGGTTGCGTACATATTGGTAAGCAACCGTAACGAATGAAACATTCCTCCGGGGAGAGTAATTAGCAAGAGCCCTCCAGACCTCAGCCATCGCGATAGCCTCAAAGTCTTCCTTGCTCAAGATCCCCCGGAAATCAAAAGCACGGGCGAGGACAGGATTGAGCCTGATCCGCATACGCTTCCAAAGCTCGGAGAACCCTTGGGACTCCGTCCTTGCTGAGCAGATCAGTTCTTTGGTGATAGGATTAGGTCTTGAGAGATCTTCCACTTCTCATACCTCCAATGGGATATAACTTAATATGGATTTCGTTACCATTATATTATACTACAAAAGGAGGGTGAATGTCCATGGCTAAAACAGAAAAAGTGGAAAAAATCCCCCAATATCAGTCAATAGTTGTCTTACCGATAGTTGTCTGATTTTATCTAACGGGGATGACTCCAGCCAGTAACCTGATTGCACTTGAGACAGATCCAATGATGACCCCGTTCAAAGAAACCCTTCTTCCGATGGTGCCATGTAGTATCCTTGCAGAATGGACAACGCATCAAGGTCAATGGGTCCCCATTGCGGAAAATGAAATAGCACGCTACACCAACAGACAAAATCACAATAACAATAACGATTCCTAATGCAATCAACACCAGTCACTCACCTCCCTTTTTGCACGATGATTCCCGGATAATACCGATCAAGAAAAGCCCGCATATTCTCACGTCCTACAGGATTCATGGTATGAAGATCCACGACAGCCGGCCAGCAGCTTTTCTCATGTATCCACTTGAGGAGATCATACCCCGTACCCTTGTTCTCACCGAGATCATGGTCTAAGGACAAGATCTCAACCCTGATGAATGGAGACCCAAGAAAAGCCTTAGCCTCCTCAATGCTAGCCACCCACTCCCAACCTTCAGGGGCTTCCCGTTCATCATCCACCCAGAGCTTCACTGTTGCTTCTCCTCCAGAGGCTTCAAGATACAGTCGTATGGCTTAAACCCTCCACAAGAACATGGACCATATCCCTTCTGACCTCTCGGACAACCCCACACATGAAACGCTCCTATAAGATTACGCTCCTTCTCTATTTGCTTATTAAGAAGTGCATGAACAATTCTCCCATCCAGTTCTTGAAGAGTCATCTTTGCCATCTCGAGAAGCAACAATTCGCGAAGAACGGCAATATCTTCCCTGACTTTCTCCTCAGACTCAGCCATCCCCCAATGACCTCATTCAACTATATCCTTGATAACCCGATAGAACTTCATATTCATCCAGAAATCTACCACATCTTGCGAAGCGTGTCTGAAATAGAATCGTCCATACCCTGCATCGGCCTCCTGTGGACCCTCGGATGGAAAAGTCTTGATGAACTTAAATATGTCATACCCCCATGCTCCAAACCCTGAAAACCGGGAAAGAATCCCCCTCAAGATGTCCTTCAGGTCGTGATCGTTGATCATCTTGTTATTGTCCGAGAAATGGATAATCAATTCAGCTTGAGGTTCATGTGACTTCCCCACATGGATCACCCAGACATCCAAAGTCCAATCCATCCCGGTTGTCCAGACCTCACTGTAGAAGTTGGAACAGGGCTCTCCATAGATCAAGTACGGATATACCCAATTCTCAGACCCATACGGAGTCCCCTTGTAAGCTTCATTGATCAACTCCGGTGCAGCGGGAAACCTGGTGGCCAGACTCCCTCTGAAAACACAATTCCGTTGTAACACCTCAGAAGACCTCCTTCCCAACCATAATGTTCAATTCGTGTCTGATCCAGTTATCAACAACTTCCTTGACCACCTCACGTGCTCCATTCACTGTGCCATACATGTGATCTATTCCTGAAGGAGCCCAAAGCTGACCATTAGGGATAGGCTCCAGCGTCACAGGGTCCACTTTCCATATCTCAGGAGTCCACCAACCATCAACCGCATCACCATTAGAAACAATGATAACAGCAACCCGATTCATCCTAAGACTCTTTTCTTCATACGAACAATAGCGCTGATATATCCTTTACCTACCCCAAATCTTAAAGCTAAATCAGTTTGACGTATACCCCCTGAAGAATAAGCCTTCCGGATAATAGACACATTACGGCTAGAAAGTTTACAATTCTGATGTTTCTCCCCATACAGAATAGACTGGGCATGTGCCTTCTCCCAACGACCCCCACTACAGGTCCTACCCTTGGACATCTTATCTTTTTCATTTTCAAGATAAGTCCCAACGAATAAATGAGAAGGATTGACACATAATCCAACATCACAATGATGACAAATACACTTCCCTTTAGGTATAGACCCACGGGTCAACTCCCAAGCCATCCTGTGCGCTCCAATGGTATACTCTCTCCCACCCTTTCGATATCCAAATGCTCCATATCCCGCAGGGGTCGAAGCTCCGGTCCACAACCAACAGCTGGTACCCATATTGACATGAGACCAAAATCTTTCTGCCAGAGTTCGTTTCGGCCAACGAGACATTTAGAAAAGTTCCGTGTAGGGATAGAAGGTCATTGTATCTCCATCAAAGAGGAACTTGACAACTCTCTGTTGGCCTTGTCTCTGCTTAGCAATGTTCAGTTCACAGATGTCTTCAGTGAGCTCCAGATCATACACCTTAGGCCTGTGGAGCAAAAGGATCAAGTCAGAGGAGTTCTCGTATGCCGAGGAGTAACGGAGCATCCGGATCTCAGGCCGCTTGTTCTTCGATTCCTCAGCCGTCCTAGCGATCTGGACTACAACCACAAAGCACATCCCCAATCGCTGTGCTTCAGTCACCGCCTCGTTGAGTTTCCTCTCAATGACAATTGGAGTATTGTCCTCAACACTGACGTCAGCAAACTTGTCGAACAGGTCAAAGATCGCCACTTTCAAGTTAGGGACCTTCTGCTTAGCCACATAGATCTGAGAGATCGCTTCCCGGAATGTGACTCCCCGCTTGTCAAAGAAGAATACTGGCCAGTGAGATTTCACGTGGTCCACGAACTTGATGATTTTTTCCTTCCGTGGATCTTCAGCCTGCCAATCCCGCAGATTGAGCATCTCATTCAATGGGATCTGTGTCGCCCTGCTTACTATCCGATCAAAGCAGGCCCCAAAGTCCATCTCCTGGGTGGAAACGAATACTCCATCCCCACGTTCACAGAGGTTGTAGATCATGTTCTGAGCAAAGACTGACTTCCCATTCCGTGTCCGACCAGCGAGGACAACCAACTTCCCGGGAGCAAACCCCTCTGAGATGCAATGGTCTAAGTTCTCGAATCCAGTCCCGACCTTCTGGACATCACGCCTTGTCCTGAGATGTTCATAATACTTCTCATCGACTTCTCCAACACTGATCAGATCCTGCTTACGGCTCCGAGGATCGAGTGAAACGATCTCTGAGGATAATGCATCAATGCCCTCACCAACATCTTCCTGGGTAGAGTAGCAAGCCTTGGAGAGCTTGTCAGAAAGAGCAATCAATCTCCTCCGTCGGTAAGCTCCATGGATTGCATCAATGTACTGCTCTATCCGTGTAGGAAATCCGGCCGCTTCAATGATGTACCCTACTCCGGAAGCACCTCCCACCGAATCCAAAGTCTTCAGGTGCCTGAGCTCTTCTACCGTCGTTACAAAATCGGGAAGTTGTCCCCGTTCAGAAACAGAGATCATAGCTTCATAGACCAATTGTCGGGGACGTTCAAAGAACTCATCAGAATCAACTCTCCCGGAGAACATCAAAAACTCTTCGGGGTTGGAGAGCAGGTACCCTAAGTACGCCTCCTCGGCCTCTGCGGCTTGGGGAGGAGGGAGATCAAAGGGCAAGGGTTACCTCCATCACCAAACCATAAGTCTTTCCCCACCCATGGCACTGACCACAAATCTCTTTCTCAATCAAATAACCTGAAGGACTCCTTTCTGGGGTGTCCCAATTCAACAGGTCTCTTTCTCCAAACCGTTCCTTCACTGGGGGGTCGAACCTGTTCAACTTCCATTCTTTAGTCTTCAGAGAATGATGCTTTCCTAACATAGAACCATGGATTTTAGAATTCATGGCAACAAAATCCTATTCTCCAAGTCCACAGACGAAAGAGAACTCCTGTCCTCCCCCTTAACAACAAGCCGGAGAATGTGGCGAGTCAACAAGGACTTGATGTTCTCGTTGTATATCTCTCCCGCCTCATCTTGTGAAACATTGCTCGTGATGATCGTCGATTTCTTCTCCCCATTGTGGCGTCTCCTGAGTACCTCATCTAGGAATGTTACCTCGCCACCGGAGTGCGTCGTCATCTCCTTGCCCAGATCGTCAAGGATGAAGAGGTCAGCATTGTCGAGATCATCCATGAAAGCCCTCCGCTTCTCCCCCTCTTTGGAGAATACAGCTGAGACCCCCTCGGAGAACAACCAGAACCTGACCTTGAAGAGGATTGGTTCATCACCGGTAGTCTTCTTCTTCAACGAGACTTCACGGCCAACGATACAAGCCAACATCGTCTTCATTGTCCCGGGAGGCCCCTCGAGGTAGAGACCAACATTGTCAAGAATCAGTTCTTCGAACTTCTCGGTGAATGACTTGACCACTTCCAAGGTCCTCTTGTTCACCGCCCTATCCGCTGGATCACTAACCTGTGGAACGAAATCCTCGAAGCTATATCTCCAGTAGACATACGGGATCCGTGATGCCCTCCAGACCTTGTCATGAACTTGACCCTTTAGACAAGAGCACGGATGATAGGACTTCCCATCCCTATCGAAGATGTATCCTTTGTCAGTACACTTGGAACAAATTTCAGTCATCGCCATGCTCCACAATGAAGAAACTGGCACCGTGGTTTTTTTCCTCCTCTTAACTCCTCCTTTTTTCCTAAGACTTTCTTAAAAAACATAATACAATCTATATAGGAGTTTTTCTTAGGAGAACTGTAGTTAACAAATTCCCGAAGGGAATTTGTTAACCTACCGTCGGCTCGAATCATTTGCCCCCTTGAGCGCTGAAAGTTTCTGAAGAACCTTCTCCCGGTCCACATTCTCCTGGAGCAGATCTAAACCTGCCTTAGACTTCTTCAAGATCTTCTGTCCCTCAGGGTACAGAAGAAGCATTAAGCGCCCCCTATCGGACTCTAAGAGGATCTCTTCGGCCTCTTCTTTGGTCTTAGGAAGCCCAAAGACCCTCCGCTGCTTATCATCCAGAGGAATACCACAAGCCATATTCAGTGTCGCCCAGTAGAACTCCTCTAGCCTCCTGGACTCGACATCCCGATTCCATATCCCCTTTCTCTCACCGAACTTCTCCTTGAGGAGATCACGTTTCCTCCGGAGAGTGGTTCTGAACAGTTCCCAAGGAGCGGGACTGGACAAGTTGGATTCATCCATTCCCTTCTTGATGTCCTCCATCAGGACTCCCACCTTGATCATATCCCCGACCCGTTCACGGAAGACATTAGCCATCTTCTCGTTCAAGGACCCTCGGCAGAATCCGAAGCGATTCCTGTAGTGCTCCAAAAGAATCTCGATTTCATACTCTTGGTCTGTGAGACTATCCAACCTTCCAACGGCTGTCAAGTAGGAATCGAGCCAACGCCTACCGAATAGATACTCAATGGAGAGAAACTGTATTGGGATGAATCTCCACTTGTAGAGCCACTCTAGGTAGTCATCAATCGTACGGCCTACCGTCTTAAGTGAACGGTAGGAATTGTGGATAAGCCCCCGAAGTTTCTTGACAGACCGCCTAGGCTTGTAAGTGACTTTGGCGTAGTTGAAGCAGAACTCGGAGAACTTATCGAAGACCTTGCTGACCTCTTCCGCTGGTAGTCTTCGACTGGATAAGTCCTCAGGCTTCTGTTCAACCGTCCCCCAAGGATTCCCCCGGGCTTTAGCCAACCCCTTAGCCCAACGTGAAAGGAGCTTCAGACGTAGAGCCGAAGCTCCTAAGTGTTCAACTGTTTTAAGGCTACTGCCCAAGATGTTCATTCGAATTGTTTACTGCCTTCCGTTTTGTTCGTTCACAGGTCAGACAGGGTTTTGAAGCATATTCTTCTTTGACTTGGTTCGTATCTTGCTGATTTGTTAGATCCACTACAGTGTGATGGTGACAACTGAATCTAACCTTGACCTTTCTCAACTGGAACTCATCACCTCCTTAAGAACTGGCGTATCGGATTTGAACCGATTAGTCCCATATTTAGGGCCCTGAGCCTTGGGGACCGGCTCCTTCAGCTCTCATTGCTTTCCGTATGCTCCTCCACACCGACGCCAGTTCCAACCTTACCGTTTCTTCTTGAACTTAGGCTTATCCAGCTCTTCCCAAGAGATGAACATGTCGGGAACAAGGAGATCAGCCAAGAAGTGAGCCTGCTCCCAGTTCAGCATGATCCCCTTGCCAAACCTGGGCTCACCACTTTCTCTATCCGTGAAACACTTCCGGACATCAAGGAATACGTTACCGCTCTTCTTGTTCTGAAGGAGACGAGCAATGATCTTGTTCTCCCCGCCCTTCCCAATCTCCCCCACCACTTTCAGTTCATCGAACAGGTCTTTGAAATCCTTTCCTTCATCCATCATCCAATCCTCCCAATGTACCTAAATTATAACTTCTTTTTCTTTCGCTGTCTTTTTCTTTTTTTCTTTGTGACTTGGTAGTAATAGACCTGGTTGTACAATGTGTATCTACACTTAGACTGGCAGTACCTTCTCCATGGCCATTTGGTCTTGAACTTTCGGCCACAATTATTGCAGAACCGCGTGTACTTCAAAACTCTTCACCTCTCTCAACTTCCTAGTTTGACTGGCGAGGCCGGACGTCTCCATCCGACTGACATACTCAATGACGGACAGGGGCTATCTCACTCGGACCCTTATCTTGTTTCGAGTCCACGACAAACCTGAGTTTCCTCCCTAATAGACGGTAGCTAATCGTCTCGCCCAAGACCATCTACTATGTATGTCTTAAGGTCTCATCAGCGTGTCCATCCACGCCGCACGCCAGTCCATTTCACACACCTCTAAACTTGAAGTCAATATCCTTGTAAAACTTGTCCAACGGGATCCAGAACAGAATGACCATCCAGCCCTGTGACTTAGAGTTCAGGAGGTCGTACCGTTGATCCCAATACCGGTCATCCCCATCCTCTATATCCTTCACGTTCGACTCATGGATTAGGTCAACCATCCCCAAGAGATAGCCACAAACCTCCTCATTGCGCTCAAGGAGCCTGAGACACAGCCAGATTCCCACAAAGCAGAATCCAATGATCAACCAGAAGACTGTGTCCATTTACTTCTTCTCTTTGATCTTGTAAGTCTTATGACAGAACCGACACTGGGCTTTGTCGTACTCCTTAAACGTGAAAGCATGAGGATGTCGAGGATGATACAATCCTCTCCTTCCACAGTTGGGACAAGGAATTTCCTTGAGTTCCTTATTGGTCATCGCTCTCTTATCACTGCGATGTGCGTCCACTTACTCCTGTCGGTTGTAGAAAGTTTACCAAGCACCTCTTTTATGCTCTCACCCAACTTCGCGGTGTCAACTTCCTTCTCAGCCAACATAGGTTTCTTCAACCGGTCCGGTACAGTCTTGCTCCCCGGCCGTCCCCACTTCCCCCAGTTGAACACCCGGATCAATGACCGGCTCTTCTTCATTCAGCCCCTTGGATCTTGGCCCCGGTCTGCTTTGTCACCTTTTTGATCCGCTCCATCGGATTGACGTCAGGGTATTCGACCTTGAGCTTCTCCACGATGTCGATCATCTTGTCCCCGGCCTTGATCCGTTCGAAGATGAAGTGCTTGGCCCCATGACTGTAAGGGTTAGCTCCGCTCTGGGTGCTGAGCTTACCATTCAGATCCTTCTTGACTCTCTTCCCACCACCCTTGGGGATGTCCGGGATGGCCACACCTCTGGACCGGTCGACGTCGGGCTTGGGCTCCTTGGGCATCTCCTGATTCTTCGGCCTCCCGATGTGGTGCTTGCAGCCATCGCAGTTTAGAACTATCGACCCGGTGTCTTGATACTTCTTGAGCAGATTAGGATTGTGACACCGGTAGTTGACTGGCTGGGTCTCCCATCCCCGGAGGATGAACTCACAATCCGTCCTGATCACCTTCGCAGAGATAAAGATTGGAACTGCGTAGGCGGTCTTCCCGTCCTCTTTCTTCAGTTCTTTCGCCACTTCTTCTCCTTTCTGAATAGTTTTCCAAACTGCTTCAACATCAGTCAATGTATCGATTCCTAGTTCCTTGAAGAACTCAATGAGCTTGGTGATTGACTCCTGGTCCCCCCTCCTGATTGGAGTCGTGCTGAATCCATATTTCTCAGCAACCTCTAGGACTTTGACATCCCAGTCATCTCCCGGGTAGTCCTTCTCCCCGATTGATTGGCCGTAGAGTTCACGAACCTGGTTGGCTAGTACTTCGCATTGCTCGATTAGGAGCAAGGCAACTCGGTTCTTCAAGGATGTATGCCTACTATTATTATACTACAAAACGGATATGTTTGTAAACGGTTTTAGTCTATAGTTATCAAAAATCTTTTTTATTTTTTTTAGGCCTTGTCCGATTCGCTGATCACCTTCTCAATGAACTTCTCGGCATCGATATCGGACCAGGGAGCAGGAAAGTCCGTACTGCACATCGCCCTCCTCAGCTCCACCAAGCTTCCCGCACGTGCTAGATTATCGAAGAACTCCGGAGGACGGTTCTCAACTTCTCTTAAAGCCTCAGCCACAGCGATCTTTACCACGTTAAGAATCTTTCCCACAACGACCTCCTAATCGAAAAAGTGTTTAACGTCCCAAACAAAAGACGCCTCGACGAGAGTCCAGATGTACCTGATCCTGTTCCCCCCCATATTCCCCGAGAGGTTAGAAGTAATGAATACCACAGTGTCTTCAAACCACTCTGGGACTCGAAGGAAAGTCTCCCAGAGAGAACACCGTCCCGTCATTTGACATTTGGGACAGGATATAAGTCCTTGCGTATAACGATGAGTAGTACCTTCCACTTTCCAGACCATTCCAACAATGTATCCAAGTCCATCACAGTCTCCAGAACAGACCCGGAGGGTCGATGGTCTTGCCCCTCCGTAGCGGACAACCTTGGCCAATTGGCCAGTGGTCAATCTTACTGTCTCCCCCGCTTTCGTCATTGATCACCGCCCAGGAGTTTTCTAGCTTCACTCTTTAACAAAGCACACTCACTCCACTGATCAAAAGATACTCCTTCAAAACTTCCATATCCATTTTTAGTAACACAACGAATCCAACGGTATTGTCTCCTCAATGCCGTCTTCAACTTATTGACTCTTCTTCGTTCCAAACGCAGAGCTTTTACCAGCTTCTCGACCTGAGGGCGGTTGACTTGTTTCCAAGTCAATCTCTTACCTCTGAAAGTCAACAAATAGTGGTTCTCAATTTCCTGAATTTCTTTTTCAGTCAATTCTATATCCATTGATCATCCAAAATCTGTGGCTTTGATCTTGTTGAATCCCCAATCACTGAACATCCTTATTGCAGCTTCAAGGTCCACAGAGCTACGCTCCCGACTTGTGGCAAACTTGAATTGATCGAGAATAGATCTCTCTTCATGCCACATCTTCTCCTTGAGCCAAGGAGGAGGAAGCTTCACGAGATCCCAACTAGGGAAGACCTTGTCACAGATCTCTCCGGACAACTTGGCAACACGAGGAGAGAGACAATCCGGATGGTAAATAGAAAGCTCATGTTCTCCCACCCATTTGAAGATCGAACCATAATCCTGAATGAGCTTCAATGCTGTTTTCCCACCAATCCCCCTAATTCCCTCAACTCCATCGCCACGGTCTCCCGCTAAGGCTGCAACATCAGCCAAGAGAGTTGGATCACTCAGTCCATACTCCTCTTTGATCCGCTTTATAGTATAGATCTCGTCCTCTTCCTTACCAGTAGGAGCGATGACCTTCACATTACTTGAAACAAGCTGGAGAAGATCCTTATCACCTGACAGGATGTAGACTTCCCAAGGATTAGAAGCACTCCCTTTGAAAGAAGCTTGCATCGACAAGATCGCAATGACATCATCGGCCTCGAGCCTTTCCCCCCGGATCTGTAGAAAACCGAGATGCTTGATGATTTCCTTCAACCCATCGATCTGCTCGTAGAGCCCCACAGGGGGCTCCTCAGAATCACGGCTTGCTTTATAAGCCGGCGACAACTCTCTACGGAAGAGATCCTTCCTCTTTCCCCCCCAACAGATGACTGTGATAAAAGGATTGTACCGACGGAGAGCAGTGCGGAAGAGGTTCAAGAATCCGAAGATCAGACCTGTAGGCTTACCATTATACGACATGTTAGGGAATACGTAGTATGAACGATATGCCGCGTGTTCCCCGTCAACCAACAATAACCCACATTTAGGAACCAAATGTCTAATCTCTGGTTTCACCAATGTTTTGTCCTCTAATCAGAAGTTCAATCTGCCCACAACTTATTCTTAATAATATAACCAACATTCACCCTAGAAACCCCAAACATAGTTCCTAACTCAGACTGATTAAACTTACCCAATCTATACAATTTTCGAATCTCAACTACTTCTTTCAAAGTTAACTTAGCCATCGGGTGTTTCTCACCGGAGCGTACGGAGACAATGTGTGACTTACGCCATTGTTCTCCAGATTGAAATGTTCCATTGTGTGCCTTGTACCAATTATTCCCAGAACTCAATTTACCCTTGTGAGCTTCGTGCCAACTACTCCCTTTACACAATCTATTTTTTGAAACTGCATCACGTACATTGTCTAATTGGGTACCTAAAAATAAATGATCCAGTCTAACACAAGCTTTATTATCACAACGATGGCAAATATTCAAATTAGCAGGAACTGATCCATAAGTCAATTCCCACATTATCCTACTAACTTTCTGAAGCTTCCACTTATTATCCAAGTCTCTAACTCGAAATATACCATAACCACTACGTAAAGTCCCCATCCAAATCCAACAATTACGGGTTTTCTTTATCTTTGACCAAAACAACAACAAATTGCAGCGCCGTGTTCGTATTTCAGGCTTTATTGACATAACCGAAAGTCACCCAGAGATACATGGTGATCTTCACAACTTGGAGACACAAAGTCCTAGTTGACCTCCGAGAAAACTTATAGAAAGGTTGCTCTTGGAGCCATTGGACTTGATCGTCAACTGGAACTAATCTCCACCCCCTGTTTAAGTAGGGAACGTAGATACTCAACAAGATCCAATCCATGATCTTGCCATAAATCCTGATGACCTTGAACAACGTTCCATTCACGAATAACAAAATAGCTCTTTTCACTATTACTCCTTTGAACGTGACTCGAAATCTTCGATAGCTTCCTGCTTCAGGTTTTCATATTCCTGTTCTGCGAACTCTCTCCGAGCTTGTTCCTCTTCTCCAAGAGGTTGGGGAGGAGATTCCGGAATAGACTCCGATGTGGCATCAGTCATCTCTCCAAGCCGAATCCCTGCGCTCTCCCCAACCCCCGAAAGTTCCTTCAAGGCCTCTTCCAAAAGGCTTATGGTAGCCTTGGCAACTGTCCCCGGAGCCATGTACTTATCAGTCGGTCGCATCCCATCAAACCACCGCTGTTGGATCTTCAAAGCCTTTTCGAGAGATTCTCTTACCTTAGTGAGTTCCATGTGTCAATTATACCACATTTTTATCGTCAAAACTTTTGACGAGATCTTCCCACTTCTCAACCATGTTGACCACGAACTCAGGTTCTTCCTTATAGACTTTCAATCTATGCTTGCTGTGCTTAGTCAAAGGTCCATCGTACTTTCTGACTTCACCAGTGACCCGATCTACCTTGACTCTCTGTGGGTCCATATCGTAGAAGTCGATGACCTCAGCTTCCTTCTTGTCTTTTGTGACCCGAAGACTCCTCCCTACCCTCTGGATCACAACCTTCTTCGATTTGCCACCCGGGGCATTGATATAGCAATTCACTTCAGGGAAGTTGCTCCCCTCCCCGTAGATCGTCCCAATGAGAATCTTCTTCTTCCCACTTCTGAAGTTCTCAATGGCTTCCTTCCGATCCTCTTCGCTACAATCACCTTGCATGAACCGCCCAAATGGACCAACCATATCTTGGATCATTTCACCCTGGACAACCCGAGTCACACCAATAAGAACAAGCTTCCCTTGCCGCGCCCGATCTAAGGCGATCTCAGCAATAGCCCTGTTTCTGAACTTGTTGGCAATGATCCCATTGAAATAGACTACATCAAATCGAAAATGTTGGAAATCCACTTGGAACTTGACCATCTGGACCGTAGGCTTAGCGAGATAGCCCTTCTCAATCAACTCGGAGGTGTGAATCTTCCCCTTGATGATATTTCCCGTGGAAGCTTTCACCAAGATTCCCCCAGCCTCAGTCATCATGGGTGTCCCACTGAAACCAAACCGATAATAAGCATTCGTGGCTAACCTGAACAACTTGTACCAAGAACATTGCCCCGTGTCGTTCTCGTGGTGAATCTCATCCCCAATGATCATTTGGATTGAAGCCATGAACTTCTTGATGTCCCGTGTCTTTCTACGGGACCACAACGATTGAGGAGTCGCCACAGTGATCAGTTGATCGAACTCGAATTTCCCCCCACCAATCTTCCCGGGGAGAAATCCCAAAAAGTCCTTGAAGTCATTGCTCGTCTGCCGAAGGAGCTCCAGACTGGGCACCATCACCAATGTCTTGACTCCTGCAGTGGCAACTAAGTGGGACATCATGATCGTCTTCCCCCCGCCCGTTGGGATGTCGTAGATCCCCCGTGTTCTCTCCAACGCCTCCTCGGTATATCCAACCTGATAATCATCCCTGAGCTTCCCTAAGAACTTCAGAGGTTTCCATTCTGGCTTTTCCCTCTGATCCTCGAAGTCGTACTCTACACCATGTTCATCAAGCACTTCGCAGACATCGGAGATGAGTCCCGTGGGGAATCGCATGGTCTCTATATCGAAGAGATAGTAGTCGACTACCTTGATAGTCGTCTGGCCATACCACCTTCTGAACTTCTTGATCCGATAAGACAACCTCTCCATCAACGAAGCAAGGGGAATCGCTAGGATGTCCCCTTGCATCTGTCCGATCCGGCAAAATAGGTTATTGTATTCCAGTACGACTTTCAGCATTACCGTAAATTCAAGATCTTCTTCACAGAACCGTCGTTCCTTACGACAAACCCTACCTGGCCAGGACGTAGATGTTCCACCCTTTGGCCCAGGATATTATAGGTCCCTAGAGGCCGGAGAAAGGCCGTAGGAAGCCGTCGGGCAGGTTCTTCTTGTTCCACACCTGTAGGGACCCACTGATACCCTACGCTGACACCATCGAACTTAATGCTGTAATACCATCTCCAGCCCCGGATGACAACTCGAGGATAAGCATGAACCAAGTTGCGACTAATAGACTCCGTGTCAGACAATTGGAAAGAGAAAATCGTGTCCTTATATGTCCAATTCGTCTGATCATTCAAATCCACAGCATTAGCTATTTCAGTTCTGATGTACGCTCTGTTCCGGGAATCAACGACCTCGAAGATAACATATAGACTACATCCGGGAACTGGAAACTTGTGCGAATAGCCAATGTTCAACCTGAATGTCCCAGGACCAGTTAGAGATGGCCAACCTAACTCGGGAGGCTCCTGCCAAACCACTCCAGAATCGGGATTGATAACAGCACTCCGGGGGGGAGTAACATAGTCCTGACTGCTAGAGGTTTGTCTATGGGTTACCCGCCATCCATAGTAAGACCCTCTACTGTCATCGAAACCCCCATTGAATACCATCTCGGTCCACTGCTGCGCTTGACAAACCCCGATGAGCGCAAAAAATAAGATGAACACTACTCTAAACATTGTTCCTCCTTTTCGTTTGTTTCCTATTATATTATATCACGAATTGACGAAAAGTCAGAAACAAATCCGTTAAGTTATAGCGAAATCCCAAGTGATGCATTGACTGGTCCACCCTCCAGACATCATCCTTGTTCACCACATCTGAATCATCGGTACAATGGAGAATAAGACCCTTCAACTTGGACAGATCTCTCTGAGGAATTGGGTTTGAATTTCCCAAGAACTTCTTGAAGTCACACATCTCCTTCCTGATGTCTGTGACCGGCAAAGAGAGGACACGCTTAGTTTCGCCTATGTAATCGAGCATTGGAGACTTCTCCCTATGGCTTAGACGGAGGTCCCAAAGGTAGTGTTAACTGCAGCTTGAGTAGCCGAGTTGGCAGAGGACAGTGTAGACTCCGAGGTAGTGCGATTTTGCGCAAGTTGGTAAGACAGAACTGCCCTTGCCAACAACATCTTAACCATCTCAGTTACAGATCCCGCACCATAGGCCGAAACCAGGGCATCAATAGCAGTATCGCTATTGCTATCAACTGTCGTAAAGCTATTACACGTTTTTGACATTTTTAATTCTCCTTTGTTTTATGTGGCCCTGTAATGAACACCCCATGCTATCCAATTTACATAAACATTTCCTGCTGCAGTCGTATTCAAATTGATAAGAGTCTCCTGGTCTCCAGGATCATGTGGGCTTACTCTTAGTACGGCAGCAATGGTTTCTCCGGCAGGAACAGCTGCTATGCATGCGACAACAACATAACTATCTACATCGTAATATGGAAGATGTTCAATATGGCCGTGATTCTCTCCTGTTGGTATCTTTAATATCCCGCAACATTGAAACATATTATCGTATGTCTGTCCCCACGATGCCTCAACAGGGTACAACAATCCTTGATATCCCATAACATACGAACCATTGGAACAGTTTATCATCCTAACATAAACAGGGTCCCATGGGCCAAGCCATTTCGCAGAAGCTCCAGTCCCATCTCTTACCCAACCACAGACAGAACACAGGTCAGCCTCTACAGAACCTAAGAAGTACTGTCCCGGAGTAGTTCCTTGGGGCTGTTGTTCAATACAGAGATGGCTGCTATTATTTCCACTATTGTTCCAGATAACCAGATTCCAAAAATGAGCAACTATTGGAGAGTTATTTGGAACAAGCGGAGGTCCTGGAACATACTTAGTCAACATGCAGAAGATAGTACTCGTATCCTGTCCAACTCCATTCCAAATCGCCCCACTCATCATGTCGAAATACAGAATCTTAGACTTGTCGTTAGCCCAATTGATAACCCTAAACATTCTCTGCGAATTGCTACTGTAAATGCAGTTGCGAAGAGAAACACACATAGGATTGTTCGTATACGTCGAACAATTTACAATATGGACTCCATCCCAATTAGCATCGTCGTTTACGTCGATCGCATAAAGGGTACAACCGATCCAATCAGCAACTATTAACCCCAAGTCCTTAGGAGAAACTGCACTACCAGTAGTATCGGCATCATGCAACGCAATATATACTGCACTATTCTGAGCTCCCCCTCCGAAATCTCCATAAGCTTCAAAATAACTATTGTTAAATTTATATCTCTGCGTTAGACCGGCCACTCCTCCACGTATCGATATAGCAGCACCCCAACCACTTGTCAAAATGTTGGAAATGACTACACAAGAAGTAATAACAGCTCCCCCTGCTCCCCATTCCTTAGAGGGAGAGGTCATCGTGTAATCACCGAAGTAGAATCCATACTTGCAATCAGTAAGATCAGAACCAAAAGCGTATAAGATGGCAGCACGGAGAGTTGTGACACACATCTTATACCGTCTTATCTGACAATTTTGAATGATCACCGAGAGACCAACAAAATATGCTCCACCATCCAATAATACTCCCGACCCTCGATAATTTCCTACGTCTCCAACGAATCCCCAGATGGAACAGTTAACAATGTGGGGTTGAACAAGCCCGAAAGAAGAAGTAGCACTGGTAGTGATCTTGATTCCTCCACCGCTATTAAGCGGATCTGTTCCATCCACACTGTTCCATGCTATAAAGCAGCTATCAATTTGAAATTCAGTAGGATGAATTGAAACAGAATCCTGTTGAATAAAGATAGCAAAGCTGTTAGAAGGCTCTCCTTCAAAATAACAATCTTCGATGAAGATATTCTTACAATCTTCAAAGTAAAAACCATGCGAACCAGTAGTTTCTCCTCCAATAACATTTAATCCATCAAGATACAAACCCTCAGCATCCACCGCAGTCAAACAACGTTTAGCTGTAGAGCAAGTATTCTTGATGGTTAAATTGGACAACTCCGAAGGATTGACAGCAGACACGGTAGTGTCTACAGTTACAGTATGAACCGTTCCGCTAGTAAGAATAGCACCTTCTCTGCTTGCTCCAAATAGACGAATATTGGGCATGAGATTTATAGTAGAACTCATTTCCCATTCACCGTTCTTAATGAATATCGTCGCCATAGTAGAACCCCCAGAAAGAGCATCTATGGCATCTTGGAGATGTCCCTCCGGATAAGCCGTGCTGGGGTATATGGCATCATAAAGAGCATCGGGGAGTTCTGAAGACTCAGCAGCTCCTATGTCCCTAGCAGCCAAAGCCAAAGGATTTCTAACAGTCCTCCCTGCGTAATGCGTCCCTTGGCAAGCCATGAACCTCTCTGCATCAACTCCCGCTGAAACACCCGGGATTACTTCACGTTGGATTTGGTAAGTACTCTCATTAGCCACAGGGGGGGTAACCCAAGCCGGAAAAGGAGCAACAATTTCCAGGTAGAGTCTTATTCCTGAAGCACCTGAAATTCTCCTTCGCTGTCTGATCTTAGTTGGAGTAGTTACAATGATCGTGTACCCAACCAATGATGATGTGAAAGTCTTTGTGTTATCCTCCACATACAGTCCCGCTGGATCTACCGTAGTCAACGTCCCTGAGATCCTTTGAACAAATCCGGGATCTCCCGTATCATAAGTTGAAAAGGGAGAAGGAAACGCATCGTGAAATTTAGATTTTGCGGATCGGGAATCCCTCCTAGCACTCCGGACCAAGACTTCACCCTTCGCATCATCTCCGGATACCGCAATACCCGATTCATCAAATTCTCCATACATCTTAACATCCCCACCACCGGAAATGCTTTGAATGCGTCCAATTACAATATCTCCATTTCCCGGGACCTTGGAACAGAGATAAAAAACATAACCGGGAGTCAAGGAAGGAGGAGGATCATCACCAGCTCCAACCGAAGTTATGATCTCCAATGCTCTAGCGGAATCGTCATTCTTGTAATTCAAACGAGTGTAACCGAGTTCACCTGTCACGGGATGAGAACGTTGAGTGGCATCAAAAGTCCATGCGTGAGCACAGAGATAATAACCTCCATAGGCTCCGGGAATAGTAAAATCCACATAGCCCGCAGAATTGTAAAGATGGATCATTCTCCCCTTGTGATCGAACGCAAGTCCATTGTACACCCGTATCTTCCAATCACTTCCTACATCCGTAGCCGTAACACGAAAGGGAAGATCACTGACTCGATCACTCACCACACCAGCTCGACTACTCTCCAGTGCCGTGAGATCAACTCCCCCTTTCGTAACATCCTGGCGGGGAATGATTCCTCCGACGTGGACTTCTGAAGTCCTGAGATGATCCTCTATGATTCTCCGATCCTCCGAGTTTTGAAGATCATCTTGAGTCGCATCAAAACGTTCGTTGTAGATTGTCCCCTTAGGGATATCGTTACCCATTTAACTAATCCTTTCTGTAAACAGTGATTGTCTAAAAGTTTCTTCTTGGGCCAGAGGTCTGTCTGGCCGATAAGTCTTATCGTAGTACTCGAAATCAACGTAGTACCCGGGACCTTCCGGTAAGCTCATGAATATGTTAGTGCCCCATTCCTCAGGATCAGTATTCCACTTTACACAATTGATGTAATCCGTTCCTGAGGAAAGAACTTTTCCATAGTCCTCAATGGACATCAATTCATACGTCGTTGGGACAATGCTCCAATTGGGCCAAACCGTGATTCTCCTATCGGTATTAGAAAGAACTAACCTTCTCTCTGTCCCATTTGCAATGATAACCCCTGGGACCCATTGGTCAGAACCATAGCTCTTAGAATTATCAATGATCCAATTAGTCCCAATGCCCCCGGGAGAAACCGTTCCCCTGTCTGAGTCGTAGGATATTCCCCCATAGGAGATCCCGAATCCGTCACTCCCGGAGGGAAGAGTTGACCAAGCGGACTTTATAATCAACTTTCCAGAAGAATTAGAAGATATGTTCCTGACTTGCCCATGGACAATAACGTCCACCGAGAAGACCTCCACCACTGCATCTAGTCTACGCTTGAAGAAGATGTATCCTTGCTTATAGGCGGGGATCACTAAACTAATAAGGTCCCTAAGGACTTGGCGTGTTACTTTCCGTAAGAGCACCTTGTTGAGATTCAAATCATTCAGATACACTTCAAACAAATGTTGATGCCCTCGCGTGCTCAAATAGAAAGCCCCATTGAAATCCCTCGACAAGATGTCGTACTGATCACCGATCTGGGGATTGAAAGGAAACGGGGAATGGAATATGTCAACAGGATGAATATCTATTCGTGTAGTATCATTTGTGACAATGACTCGACCCTCACCTTTGTTTCCCCCTGAAGTGAAAATCACTCTGTCCATCAGGTGTTGGTCCCGAGTCCATGCCTTTACGGTATCAACCAGGTAAGTTGAATCACTGCTGTTCGCAGTTACCATCCCTTCTTCTATCTTGTCAGAGATCCTGCTGCACCTCCTAATGTCAGTAATGAGAAAGAACCCCTCATCCTGCGTATAGAAGACCCGGCCCAAGACTACAAATTCGTAGTTATAGTAGTAATAAAACCGGATAGTGTTAACGGGCATGTTGATCAAGTTCAAAGAGATGATTGATTGTCCAGAAAGAACTACAGCCCGGGTGAGATCCACAGTCCGATCAGGATCTACATCGGCCAAGTCTTGTCCGTAATCAAACTGGACAGGAAGGTACTTAGTCTTAACATACAGTCCCCCGGCTAATCCAGTTACAGAACCATCAGCATCCACAAGGACCTGGTCTGGAGTGAAAGACTCATTGTAGTAATTAGCAAATGGGAAAGGCTGATCCGTAGCATACTTCATGACAAGAGAACTTCCACTCACCTCTCCATCGACGTAGACCCAGACACTGCCTACAGGGGGGATTCCCCCGATATCGCTCAAAGCCTTGTTCCCATGAACCAAAAACTTCTTCTCATTGTAGAGCCTAAACCAGTTATCCCCCCAACAGAACGATCCCCCGGGGGAAACCGTTGGATATGTAGTCCCCGCTACTAGCTTCCATGAAAAGTCATGGTATATCGTTTTAACATCATGTTCTTCATCAAGCTCAAATGTGTGAGACTTGAAGTACTCAAACACCACAGCGGCGTTCCCGGTCAGGGCGATGGAGACCAAGTCTACCGCTTCCTTCATTGGAGAAATCTCGAACGCGCTGAACACGGATCGGATCGCACTGGCAAACTCCTCACGTGTCATCTGAGGAATCGTCGGAAGATAAAGCATCCGCGCGAAGTTGGAGACCAATGCCTTTTGCTCTGTTGTGTAATAATCTTCATCTGATGGAAGATCGGGATAAGGTACATCCCCGAAGACGTAATCTCTCAGACTCACGTTCTGTCTCATCTGGACATAGTACTTCCTGAACAACGCAAATTCCAATGAGTAAAGACAAAGGAAGAAGTGAATGTAGTACGCATTGTAGATTAGAACGTTAGAAACAATCTGTTCATCCGCTGTAGTAACCCATATCCGATTCTCACCCAAGCCAAGCTTCAAGTGGAATGAGAACTCCCCATCAGCACCAACAGTCACACCATACGTAGTACTGTAGTCCAAGTTTCTATGATGAATGATCAAATCAGTTCCTGCGGATGGATTCCCAGAGGTCGTGAAGGCCTGCCCAGGGAACTTTACGTAGCTGTTCGTATAAGGGACTGCCTTCAAGGACTTATCATAGATGTTCCCATCCACGAGCCAACCCTTGAGGTAGTTGAAGAATCTCCCCCCAAGACACAGTAGGGTCGTAGAATCACTGATCCTGACCTCGTTAGGAACAGGAGTCGGTGCCGAAGGAGGAGGCTCCTCTCCCTCTAACTGAAACCATTCAAATCCGATTGACATTTAGTTGACTCCTATGAGGACTCCCACCCACCAAGATAAAGACGAACTTTTATTTGTTTCCCCGGGGGAAGAGCAACGAGGTCTACTTCCTTACCTTCCACAAGATATTCCCATCCATATCTCGGGTCTACTGGCTCCGTAGGATACCATACACCATCTACACATATAAACAGGTATCCAAATTCTTGAAACCCGTTCATAGACTTCACGGCATTCCAGGCTAATCTTGATAAGATTGCATTACTCGAATAAGTCTTGGAATACTCCACATAAGATATAGTATAAGGAATCATCCAATACCAGTCCGGATAAGTCTCAAAATCGGTGTTCACATTTTGAGTTCTTACCCAACCTCCAGTTCCCCCCTCCCATTCTGACTTAGAATCAACCCTTACTATGACAGCCATAAGTCCTCCATCACACGTGGTTTGGATGCTGAATCTTTTTCAGCATGAGTGCCAACGATCTATTGTACTCGCCATAGTAACAGACTGCACAGACTGATCCATCGAAAGGATGGCAAGCTCTCCAGATCTCTCCAATCTCCGCTGGGGTAGCTTTCCCCATAACCATTCTTCCTTCTTCGTCTTTGAAATCACGAGTAGGATTTGGGGAAGCGTACTGTATCCCGCAGCAGGGGTACAAATTCCCATCAGCTCCTACAGTCGGCTTTAGGAGACTGATAAGACACTTTGAAGTCCCTATTTCATAATTCTTTCTTTCCTGATAAACAACTAGTTTGTCATCTACTCCTCGTTTCCTGAGCTCCTCCTTAATCTCCAACATTGGACGAACATGCTCTAAATCCAAAAGATCTGAGACCAGACGGATATGGGTGAAATTGTGCCTATTGGCAAATTCCACCACGTCAGAGATCACATCCATGTTCGGTTCTTTTGAGACAACATGGCTAAACGCCCAGTCCACCCGAGGACTCATCTCCAACCCTTCCTCGAGAACCTTGATATACTCTTGGGTGAGTGGTCTCGAGTCATCATTGCTTATTCGACACCACAGAACATTGTCCCACAACTGAGGAGAGAACTTGTTCAAAAGCATCCCATTGGTCACAAGTCCAACCTCAATACCTAAGTATTTGGCAATATACGGAATGATCTTTTGGATATCTGGATGCAGAAGGGGTTCTCCCCCACCTGTGATTGTCACAGCACGGCAACCAAGAACCCGGAAGACATCCATGATCTGGCAGATCCTCTGGAACGACAACTCCAATGTCTTATCCCGAGCTGAACAAGAACAATAGGAACAGTTCCTGTTGCACCTGTTTGTAGGACAGAGCTGAACATGGATCGGGGGAATGAATCCATTCTTAGTAGACCGAATGACTTCCTCATGGACAAAGAGCTTCAGTGGGAAATTAGCCGCGGCCGTATAACTCTGGGGAATGTCAGTTTCCACGTTTCAGAACTCCTATCAGGGTGTTTGGAGAATGCTTAGTTGGCATCCGATCGTAGATCAGACCGTCTAAGGTCTGATAGAAAAACATCGTCTCTTTGGGAAACCTTGACTCATCGAGCATAAAATGTTTGTGGATCTTGTCTGTCCCATCGTTGACCTGTTTGTAGGGAACAGAGAAGATGAAGACATTAGTAGCTGCCTTACGGAGTATCTCAAATCCCTTATCCAAATCATCCGAGTGCTCAAGGGCTTCAAAGGATACCACCCCTTCATATATCTTTTCGATCTTCTCCAACGGAATAACTAAGAAACTTATCTTTGGAGAATTGAACCGCTTCAGCGTATACTGAAAGTTCTCCTCGTCAGAATCAACCCCAGTCACCTTGTATCCGTAACGTGACAGAATTTCCAACCCATATCCACACCCACATCCCGCATCGAGGACCGTGTTCTCGACTCCAAAATCTTTCAGAATGTTTGCTGCAAAATAATACCGAGTGAGATGGGTTGCCCAATCTCCTCGGAATTTCAAAAGCGACTCAACCGTGTGACATTGCTTACCCATCTCCTAAACCCTTCGGAAAAATGAAATCCCTCCCCGGACGTTCAAAGACCAACTTGGTTCTGACCTCCTCTGTATGCCTTGTACTCTCCCACCATGTGTCTATCTCTTCAATCGGCCTGTCCTTCCAACAAGCTTTTCCGATTGCTTCACAGATTTTGTGGACAGTCTCCAACGACATCTCAAGATAATATTCGTCATCAAATCCCGGGACGAGACCAGATGGATAACGATCATTTGGTATCCTCTCTAAGACCAATCCAGTCTCATCCATGATCCTTGGATACCATCCGATGTGTTTTCCATCGATCTCAACATAGTGTTGAAATCTGTCCTCAATCTGTTGTGGAGAAGCATAGGCATAGTGAAGAATGGCCAACTCTTGATCAGGAACAGGATACCAGTGTCTGTAGACCTGTAGCGGTGCCTGTAAGGCATGTAGCTGGTTTGGGCCAGGGACTTCATAGTGGAGATCCTTGTTCTTCCAAATCCGGGGGAATCGCATCTCACAGTCCCAAAGGGAATCCCAACGTCTGTACCGGGGAGTTTTCCACAGCGAGTAAGTCGTAAAGTTCAAAGCACTGAAGTCAGCCTGGTCCATGATCGAGAGCCACTTGTCACGGATAATCCCCCCGGCACCCCGGGTCAGAACCTCATCCGCATCCATGAACAGAATGTACTCGGCCCCGATGTCGGTACATCGTTCGATCAAAAAGATCGAGTTCTCCATCTCACGGAATCGGGTATAACGCTTAGTCCTTCTCCAAACGTAAGAAGTGAACTGCTTAGCAAACTCATACGTTCCATCATCCGAGCAGTCATCAAGGACAAGGAGAGCATCAGCTCCCCATTCCTTCCAATGCTCAAAGAAGCGCTTAGCATGCCCGGTCTTCATTTCATTGTACATCCGAACAATACAAACAAGTCTCATAGGTCGCACAGAGAATAGAAATTTATTCTCTGTTTCACTATACCAATGTTGTTCAGTACTTCGCAGAGACAACCGTTGATCTCCTTCTTCAAGTCCTCACTCAACAGATTGTCGGAAAGCATCTCTTGGAGCTCAAGCCTCAAGTACCTGAGAACTTCCCCATCATCCAGGCTGTCCTTGAAGGCAGTTCCCGCTCCAGGATAACCGCTGTATCCCTCATGCGGCTTCGTATCCTTTACAGCCTTCTTGACACGGCCAAGAATGATCGATTCATCGGTTTCTCTTCCACCCTTGTACTCAACCCACTCCATACCCGTTGCTAGTCTACCACTTTCCCGCTTACAAACTACCTCACGGGCAAATCCTTGATAAAGGTACTTACACATCTTTCCTCCTTATGCTCCGGGCAATGGACCTTCCCAACCGGCTATGATCTGGGTCCACAGATAGCTGCAGAGGTCCAACAGATCCTTGGGGATGTAGTTCTGGAGAAACCACCGATCAGGACCTAGTTCCGCAACCACTGTTTTCTTGATGAACTCCTGCCGTATATACGGCAAGAACTCGGCTGACGTGACTACAACCACATCTGCCCACTGGCACAACATGGCTCGGGTCTCATCCGAGTTGGCCTGACAACTGCAGGTCAGAACATCATGGCCAAAGTTGTACTTCAACACGAAAGCCATTGCGACACTCCGACTGTTTCCTCCGTAACAAATTGTCAATATCTTCATTTCACTCCCTCCACAAAGAAACTTTCCGCATCGTAGTAAGGAGGGAAATCCGGAGGAGGATTCATGTGCGTCAAGAGCCCACGGTATCTCCTCTCGATGCAGAACTCAGGATTGGTCCCCTTCCCACAGTCACAGATCTTGACTTGAAACCCTTCTCTCTCTAGCGTTAGACTCAGTAGGTTCTTGTCCCAAACGAACTTATGATTAAAGTCCGAGTGGATCATCCAGTTGACAAAGAACACCTTGAAGTTCTTCATCCAGTAGTCAGAAGAGACTCCAAAGTGGTCCATCCAGACCCAGCAATATTCATTGTTATAAGTGTTAGCACAGTACTTAGCATAGTTGAACTCGAACAACTTGTCCAAGTCAGGAGCGACAATCCGCAGGACTCCACCCGGCTTCAAAGACCGGTAAGCTTCTTTGAAGAACTTCAGAGCGTCATGAAACGTAATGTGCTCTATGACATGCTCCATGAACAAACAGTCCACACTGTTGTCAACAAACTGGAGAGGCTTAGTAATGTCTTGATCCTTCTCCTCCAGAACCACCCAATCACCCAATGGGCACCAGTGATTTCCTAAAACAACTTTTATCACTTTCTCTATCCTCTAACAAATTTTAGAATTTTATTTTTCAATCTTTCAGAATTCTTCAATTCCCTACTCCAAATAAAAAGAACTCTGTACATCACTGTATACTGCCACTATATCCTTCCCACTCATGCAGAATACACCCGAAGTCTCCCCACTGGTGATCTACATTGGCCACAATCCGGTACCCAACCTGGAAACGCTTCTCATTGATCATCCACCCATCACCGTAAGGCTGGACCCGGGGATGCCACTGGTGGATCCCAATGATCTCATCATCGTGGACTAACCTCGCTCCAGCTGCCATCATCCTACGACCTGTATCAGTGTCCTCGTAGGACAACCCCCGCATGTACTCTTCATCTATCCCATTGATCGCTTCCAATAGCTTCTTGGGAACAGAACCAAGGAAATAGAGCCCAGCGTCCTTCTCCCTGAACGTGGAACTGACCAAGACACCCATTCCGGGATTGTCAGCAACATGGGTTGTATCGGTCTCAGGGCGAAGAGCATCCGCAACAAAAGCCAGGATGACTGGAACTCCAACACAGTGTTTATGTGCAGCTCTGAACTGGAAAACTGCGTCTGTGAGCTGAATGACCTCAGGACTCGTGATGACCAAGATCTCACCCTTGGACTTCCTGATCCCAATGTTCCAAGACAGAGCAGGGTTCACCATTGTTTCCCCATTCATATAGACGGGGACAAATCCTTTCCTGACATCTACCCGGACATAGTGAATCCTGAGAACATTGATCTGCGTCTTGAGAAAATCCTCAATCCCATCAGTGGAGTTCCAATCGACGATCACAAGTTCCCAATCCTCAGCTGCCGTGATCCTTTGCCTAATGAGGGAAGGGAGAGTCTTCTTGAATAGATCCAACCGATTCGTAACGGGCATTACGACACTGATCATTTTTTGAATAGTCCCTTCTTTTCCTCAGCAACCGGTTTCTTTTCCATGGGAGGAGGATTGTGATATGCATAAACCTTCCTATCGGACTCGATCAAGGACTCACGTAATGTCTCCTCGAAAGCAGTCCGGACAACGGTCACTGCAAGATCACGACTCCGATTCATGAGGGTCTGCTCATGGACCAAGACATCAACGATCGCGTCCTTGACATCCTTCTCCCTATCACCGAACAACGCTGAGTCTTTTCCCATTTCAAATCTCCTTTATTTTATAGCTTCCAATACAAAAAAGATATCTTCGACAACGTTGGCATAATGTTGTCTGAAGAAATCTTTGTCAGGTTTGTCTGCCCATTCCGGAGCATAGCGATAAGAGATCTCGTTGATCTTGAAGTTTGCGAGTATGTCATACTGCATGAGACCAACCCACCTCAACCAATCCTGATTGAAATATTGTAAACTTGCTTCACAGATATAACGAACATGGGTCGGGTCCATCACGGCCCTGTGGTGAAGATAGTAAGGACATTCAATCCTTACAATGGCATGTGGAGCACAGACTCTCCACAGCTCATTCATGAATGGAATCAGATCTCGGATATGCTCCACAACGTGCTTCAAGAGAACCTCATCAACCGTACTGTCATCAAACGGCCAAGGATACTGTTCAAGATCCCAAGGAACATCCGGCCCCGCCTTAGCAAGATCCACATTCACATACCCGGGGAGCTTCTCCCTTCCACAACCAAGATTTAATTTCACTTCTTCCTCCTTGAGACTACTGACAAAATGGCTTGGACAACTTCATCAGCACTGACAAAGCTTTCTTCCTCAAAAGGCTCCTTCTCCCAGATGTCGAATTGGAAAGGCTTGAGCCACCTTCTATCTTTGAGAAGATTGATATTCTCCGGATAACCAAAGACTAAGGGGTCTGACTTAGAAAAGACTACTACTCCAGGAGGGCCTCCAGCTGCGTGGACCATGTGCGGAAGGTAACTGTCAACCGTAGCCCAGGTGTCACAATCCTGAACAACTTTCTCAAGCTCGGGAATCGGTAGACTGAAGAAGTAATCATCACATCCCTTGAGCTTCTCTTCACCTTCTACACCCAACTGGATGACCTCACACATCAGGCATGAATGTAAGGATTTCAGAACTTCTTCCCAGTGGGGGAAGTTCTTAGGGTTACGGAGATGTTCTTCCCTAAGCTTTTTGGAGTAAGGTGCTATCAGTATCCTCAACCCCTACCATCCTTCTCCAGGCCTGTGCGATAGGCTTAGCGTACCACTGCTTGTCCCACATCCAGCCATATACACTCAACTGATTAGCCTTTTCCATCCCTAAAGCGAACTGGGCATCTGCGATCGAGATGATCTGGACTTCCTTATCGTCCCTGAAGACATCCGGATAGCATACCGAAAGGATGATGATATCTCCTCGGTACTTCCTCTTGATCCAAGGGAGAACCTCAGACTTGAAGATATAATGATCACCGAGTCCTGCATTCAAAACGAAGTATCGTGCCGCACGAAACAGAACCTTATAACCGTGCATCTTCTCGTAGAAGATCTTCTCGTCTTGATTCCAATAATCAACGTTAGAATAACTCCTGATCCCCCCTGTGGGACTCCTCAAATGCCAAGTCACGGCCGATTGGTCCACACCAACCATGTATCCCTTCCGGTGAATCCCGTAAGAGAACAAAGTCTCTTCACGGTGAGCAGCCTTAGACAACCGGAGATCATACTCGGCCAACCCCCTCTTGTAGAGGAAAGAACAATGGAGATGTTCTACAGCGATGAACTTTGGCTCTCCTTGAGGTTTGAACCATTGAACGTTCATTGCCCAGAACACATCCATAATCTTCCCGGAGGAAAGGCTGTAGCAGAAAGGAATCTCCAAGGGGTTCAAGATCAATCCCCCTACTGCACCGAACCGTGGATCTTCCATCCGTTTGAGAAGCTTCTCTAAGACATCAGGCTCCGGGACCACATCATCATCCAATCTCCAGATGAGTTCATCGTCGAACTCTGTCTGAGCTCTTTGGTGGTTATAGTGTTGACCTTTGTGCGTTCCTGGAGAAAAATACCACTGGCATCCTTTCAACATGAGCAATGCAAGCAGTGAATTATACTGAGGCATTGTCCTCAAATCCCGACACTCTCCATCGTCATAGATAACCAACTTCCCGGGGATGACTGTCTGGTTCGCTATAGCAGCAAGCGTAAGATGGAGCGTGGTATCATAACGATCCTTCGTGGAGATCTCAGCGAGGACTGTTCGTTTAGCCAAAAGTCTTCTGGATCAATTCGGGTGGAAACTCAAATTCGGTCAACCGATCAAACATCTTGTGTTTTATCCACAAGAGAGCAATGGCCCGTTTAGACTTCATAGCTATTGTTCGGTTTCGTCCATGATTGCGGTATAAATAGAGAGCACCAGGAGTCTTCTTGGCTCTCCACCGTTTCCCTCCATCGAGTTCACAGATCGAAAGCCATAGATCATAATCTTCATACCCATCAGTCATCAAAGAAGAAAAGCCCCCGGCTTCAATGAAGGCTTGGCGTTTGAACAATGCCGAACCAAGAATGAAGTTCCACTTCCGGAGTTCCTCCAATCCCCCCTCAGTGTCATAATCCCTGAAGATCACATCGTTGTCTAATCCGCCACCGAAGTGATGGAAGTCAGTGTAAGCAATCGCGATATCCTGCCGACTGTCTAAAACCTCGACACACCGTTCCAAGTAAGTTGGAAGAATCATGTCATCGCTATTGATCAAACAGATGTAGTTCCCCGAAGAGCACCTGACCCCCAAGTTGTTTATATGGACCACTCCTCTCCGGTCCTTGGATCGGATCAAGAGATCAGGATTAGCTTGCTCCATGATCCTGAGAGTATCATCATTGGAGCCATCATCCGCAAGGACTAACTCGTAATCCTTATAAGTTTGATCCTTGATGCTGTTCAGACAATCGCACAAAAATTCCCCATAATTATAACTGGTCACAATTACAGAAACTTTAGGCATTTTTCATCCAACAAACTTGAGAATCTTCTTCTTTAATCTTTCAGGATTCTTCAACTCTCTCTGCCAAATGAATAATGTTCGATGTCCATACTTAGCAAAATGCCTATAACGTGTCCTCGTGTTTTCTCCTTTGTGCCAATATTCACTGTTAAATTCAATCAACAATTTCTTCCCGTTGACATTCATAAAATCGGGACACTTGCCACCAAGAACAAATTCACCATTCCCGACAAACTTAAAATCCTTCGGAGCCACTGAATCAATGATATCAAAACACTCTAGTTCTTTACTGTTCGGACTTCTGTGGGCAAAAACCTTTTTAGCATGTTCTGGATTTTTCCAAAGTTCCTTTTGGAACCTAGAAATCTTTTTTCTAGTCTTTGAAGAACGAGATTTTCCCTGATTTCCTTCTCCAATCTTTTTCAAAGCCTCTGAAGAATGATGCTTTCCAAACATCGGAGCATCCTTTCCTTTACAACCAAACATCGGGTTATTCTTTCCACTAAAGTCCACATGATTCTCATGCATCTTTTTTCTGGCCAATGGAGAATGGTGCTTTCCAAACATCGGATGATTACTTCCCGAACAATCCCAATGATTCTCCCGCATCTTTTTTCTGGCCAATTGAGAATGATGTCTTCCATAAAAACCACCATGACTTTTTTGTTCTTTAGGCATCTTTCTTCTCTTCTTCCTTCGGTTCTTCCCTAATCCAACTTAGCAACATCAAGGTCGGTTGGTTATGCTCAGCCGGAGTGTCTCCAATAACACACTCATTCATTCTCAAGTACTCTACCTTGAACCCGGGGAAGTCTTC